AGTCTTGTGTTGGCAAGCGCAGTCTCCTTTACAGTATCCGTGCATCTCTTCAGCCTTATCGTACTGGCCTCGTGAGTTAAACTCACCAGCCACCTTGCAGTCCACGCACATCATTTCTTTTTAGGTTCTTCTTCTACTACTACTTCTTCCACCTTCGGTTCTTCTTTAACTTCTGGTGTAGCAAATATCTCACTGCTAGTTATCTTTCCTTCTGGTACTGGCATTTTAGTCACTGTTACTTTCCCCCATCTCTGGGACTGTGTTAGATATTTCTTCTTCCAAGCTGTTTTTTTCCACCGCTTTAGCGGTTTTATTGTTGAGGCCATTTAACCACTCCTCTAGATTTTGTATTACCCAAGCATCTTCTATGCTGGCTCTACGCCTCTTAACTATAACGAAGGCGGGAGGCTCAACCACAAGACCCCGCGCCTTCGCATAGTTGGCTGCCTCAACCTGAGCTTCCGCCCAGAACTGAGGAAGATCTAATGACTTTCTATTCTTACATTCCAGAATATAGGTCTGACCTGCGATTATGGTGACAATATCACCCTCGTCATTGGCTCCTGCCTTAGCAAGTCTTTCAGCAAAGTGGCCTAGTTTGCGTAGATACTTCATCACATCTGTCTCAAACTTAGAACCCTTAGCCTTATTGTAACTAGACATAGCCACCTACATTAGAACGAAGAACAGATCTACCATAAGAATCAGAGTCAGATATCTGGCAGGTAGCAAAGTTCACAAAGAGCCCTACATAATCCTTACCATCTGCTTGATGCTTTCCAAAACGATTCTTTACTGGTGCAACTCTTAAAGTATTTTCTATTGGGCTATAGCCAAGAGTAAGTATCATCGCAGGTAGCTGACTTACCTTTCCGTGAATAGCACGGCGAGCTGAAGGTTCAGTTGGATTACCATACTCACTCTGTTCTGATACGTGATGCAGTACTAACACACAGGCTTCAGTCTTCCTAGACATATCGTGCAACTCAACCATAATCTGGCGCAGTCCTGCCCATTCATTATCAGATTCAGCAACAACATTCATTAAGTTATCTATTACGATTAGCTCTGGAGCCAACCCATATAGTTCTATGTAGGCTTTGATTTCCATTTCTATATCATCAAGATTAGGACTGGAGTCAAAGACCCATTGTATATGCGACATACTCTCCAAGTACTTATCATAGTAACGAGGATTCTCAGTAATCATTTTCTCAACTGTCTGCTGAGTATGACCTGCTGTATGTGCAGATGCTCGCATCATTACTGTAGCGGTATCAGTATCTGCTGAGAAGAATAAAGTAGGAACCTTTGCCTGAATGGTATAGACCAGAGCGAACATAGACTTACCAGCATTGGGCGCAGCAGCGACCATACATACTTGGCCTCGTCTAAACTTTATATCTTTCTTCTCTAGATCTTTCCATACTGTAGGCAGGGGTTGTGCTGTAGTACGAGAAGACTTCCAAGCTCTATCTAGTCTAAGCATTATGCCCCTCCCTTGGCAGTATTACATTTCTTTTTCTTCTAGCTTCTTTTAGGTCAGCCCCTGTGAGGCCACCCCAGATACCAAATCTTTCGTTCTGTATACCCCATTCAGCGCATTCGGATTTATGGACACATCTTCCACAGATAGTTTTTGCAAAACTTGTATGGTAACGAGAACTACTGTCTGTTCCAGTAACCTCTGGGAACCAATGGTCTCCTCCGACTTGAGCACATAGCGGAGCCTCGTATTCACGTGGCTCTCGCATTGTGTTACGCCCAAATCGTAGCCGCTTGTTGGTCCTTTGGAACTTTAGCACCAGTCCACTTAGGACCAGTAGCAGGATCAAACCAACCCTTGTATGGCTTGCCAGTTGCTTGTGCCTTACCGTGCTTTAGTACCATCTTTCCGCGAGAGCACTCTGGTGCGCTTGGGTGGTTGTATACCCAGATGTTGCCGTACTTATCGTTGACAGTTTCTTCTCCGCCAGCAGATACTGGCGCTGATGCTACTGCTGGTGCAGAATTGTAAACGGGAGCAGCAGGTGCAGCGCTTCCATACGCTTGACTTGTGCTTGTAATAAGGGCAGAAAAGTCAGAAGCTGCTGTTAGCAACCCTTCCAATTCCTCCTTGCTTGTAGCATAAAGGTTAATGAGAGTTCCATCTGGTGTCTTAAAATTGACTTGGAACTTTGTTGATTCTGGTGCAGCCACTTTACTTACCTCCATTATGTTTAATTGAAAGGCGCAGACTATCCTTGCCTTTTAGAGTTGGTACGAATCCAAGGATCTCTTGGACTTTTTCTTTATCTACTTGCTTAGGTCCAGCTACCTCTGTCCATCTAACTTCAACACCTGTAGCTGTAACCCCAACAATACCAGTCAGTGCTTCCTTGATTGCATCCTTCTGAGTTGTTAATTCTTTTATCTTGTTATCTATCTGTAGATATTCCAAAGCCTGATTACTTGCCTCATCATTATCAATGAGTGGTAGTTCAGTCTTTGTACGTTCTTTTTTTAGACCAACGCATCCAATCTCACCAGATGCGTCAAAGTATTTACAATAGAACTTGCAGTAGCTCTCATCCTTTTCAGGTTCAGGAGCAACCTCACTGGTCTTAATAGCCTCTAACCAAGAGAGGGCTTCGAGCGCAACAGCAGGGTCATACTTCTCCGTATGGACCTTGACATCGCGCTCGTCACCATCTCGCGGTATTGCTACCAGATGAACATTAGTAACCTTCCCCAAGCCACTTTGTTCTATCAGGTATCCGTAAGTTTGGATTTGCCAGCGTTGCTGCTGACTTGGAAAGTAAGTGAGGTTCTTCAACTTCACTGTCTTCCAATCCACTACATCGCCTGTCCCAGGAATGTAGAGATCTACGTGAGCTTTCATTCCGTTATGTTCTACTGTTTGCTCTAGCAAAACTTCTTTGTTATTAGATAAAGCATTCTCTATAGAGTTATGGATAGCAGTACCCATAATAGCTGCGAGCTTTAGCTCTCCGCCATTGGTCTTCTCTTGTCCGTTTAATTTATACCAGACCTTACGCCGACAGCCACCTAACTCTGATGGACCTATCTGTGTCTGGAGCGACCTACCTCTACTGTTCTCTTTCTCGTAGAGAGCCTTAACTAATAAATCTTTTATATCCATTTATGCTTTTCCCACCTAGTTATTGTGAAGCGGAATACTATCAGATTTATTACTAACATTCTAGCAATTAACCTGTATGGCATAGTGTCATAGTCGTGAAAGTAATCAATACCAAAGCCCCAGTTATTCAAACTACCAAAACTGAAATGAATTGAATAGTCTCGTATCACGTTATTATCCTTCCTTGAGAGACTAATTGAATCGGAGGACAGGTATTGATGTCAAGGATGCTGGCTATTTGAACAGCGCGTTCGGCGTGTTGGTCAACATTACCTAGCGTAAGACGATTAACGCGACCATAGAGATAGCCGAGAGCATAAGCGCCACCACTACCCAAGCCGTAAATACCTTTGTCGGACTGGATGAACGAGAGGTCAGTTGCAATATGGAATAGGTTGCCATCAAACGCGACAAGGTAGTCGAACCCTGTTTCTTTATCTTTGGTTGCTTCATACGGGTCGTATCCATTCTCTTTGAAAGCCTTCAGGATTGAAGGCATAACTTTCTTACCCATCCACTGCACGGGATCAGCTCCCTTGTAAGGTGGCGGGCTCCAGTTGTAAGCCAAGATATCAGCAGGCCTGGAATCTCCTACCAGTCCTATCAAGTATCTACCAACGTTAATAATCTTAGGTGTGGTACTACTTATAGTCCGTAAATTATCTTCAGTAATCTGGCTATCAGCAGCCAGTATCACCATATCTTCAATCTGAATTCCTACCAGTGTCGTCATAGCAGAGAAATATACCTTCACTCGGCGTGTCGTACCAGTAACGACACACCTTGTCATTAAACTATGAGCGGAGCGAATAAATAGTAACAGCGTTCCGAGCCGCCTAGGGGCGGCGAGAGGCGACTGACATCAGGAAGGAGCCGTGAACTGAGTGTTGTTCCGTCTACTTCGGCTGCTTAGATTACCACCTATCAAAGCAGCAGATCTCAGGTCCCTTGGACCTACCCACGTCTGTAGCTGTGGCTGTACTATGTTTAACATTATGGCTCAGTTCCAAGACTATGAGATATCTTGGTACTTTCTTGATGCTACCTGTGTTAACTGCGGTAACCTAGTTCGTATCCCTTGTCCTGTTGATAACAGCGAGAATAGTTTTTAGGCATAAAAAAAGAAGCCCCCACCCCGTTAGGGATGAGGGCCTTTTGCCTCGCGCTTGCTACAAACTATCTACTTTACAGCGTCGTACTTTCTTCCGAAGTCTGCTTCAGTCTTATCAGCCCACTTGACTATAGGGGCAGTAAGACCACCGATAAGGATTGCATACTCAGGAGCTAGGTCTGTTGCCAAGGCAATTCCCATAGTCGCTGCTGATGCAAGGACAGCACGGAGATAAGACTTGAAAGCAGCCTTAAACTCTTTGCTCTTGATTTTCTTTGCTAGTTTCTTCATTACTTTCCTCTCTTGAATAAGGACACAAACAAGGACTTCTTCCTAAGAGATTGATTCTTAGTAGCAGCCTTGGCTGTCTTCTTCTTAGGTTTAGAGGTCTTCGACTTTGCCACAGTAAGGGCATCCTTCGGAGTCCTCTTAGCCTTTTCCAACCAGGGAAACCAAGGACTGGTGTCCTTATCGTGCTCTTGCCTGATTGAAATGTGCAGATGACTTACGTGTTTATTTGGTCCTTCGTAAGCGCGGTCACCGTGTTCCTTAGACCAGATGCGCCCACTAAATATCAGGTATGAGACTCGCTTATCTTCCTTGAGTTTCTCATAGATTTTGCTGCAATCAATTCCGTTATGTGGATCGTGGGTCAAATCTACTGCGTGACCTGTGTTATGGTCAGAGTTAGGATTTGCCTTGATGTGAACCTTGCTTGGCAGGAGTCCATCCGATACCTTCTTGCGCTTTGGAGCAAGCGCAGTTGCCTGTCTTAGAACGGCACTTGCTGCAGGTGTTGCACTCTTTGCAACAGGTTTCACTTGTCATCCTCTTTCTGCCAGAATCTTGTAGATTTCGTCAACGCGTGTCTCTAGTCGAGCCACTGTGTCTTTGATGCTGGAGCCACCATTAGGTCTAAGTTCATAAAGAAATGAATGGACTATCCAACGCAGTCCCATAAATAAAGTTGATGCTATTCCAAGAACTGTGGCAATAAGAATTGCCCATTCAGAAGGGGTCATTGCAGGCTCCTATACGGATCTAATAGTGACAAGTAAGGTTCCGCCAAAGCCTGTGAACCTTTTGTCTTGCGGTGTACGGTTGATAAAGTCCATCTCTTCTATCAGGCCAATAAAGGATTCTCCTGTGCGGAAGTCCTCTACTCGGATGGTATCGCCTACGTTTTCTACTGCTTCGAGTTGTTGCATACGGTCCCAAGCAGAACCTTCATAGCCTACTTCCACTCCGAACTTATCGCTCTCGTGGTCATAACAGAATAATGGATATTGAATTAGTCTTTGACGAGGTACTGAAGGTAGAGACTTCAACTGGTAGCCAGTAAATAGTGGTCCAAGAGTGCTGTCATTGACATCACGGCTAAGTGTAAACTTGAAGGCTAAGTATTCTTGAGGTCCTTGCGGATAAGGAATACCGATTTCAGAAACAGTAGACTCTTCAGCAAAAGAACCGATTGCATATTCGGTATAGTCATAGCCGATAGATGAGATACTCAAGCTACCATTAGTGGTATCAATACGCGGGGTAAGTAGTTTGAATAGCTTACCTTCAAGAGTGTTATAGCGGATAAAGCCAGTCTTTAGATAACCAGATGCAACCTTAACTCCGTATGATTCAACCCATACACCATCACCTGGAACACAGAAAGCCACACGATCTGTGCCACCAAGAAAGGCTACTGAGTTACTGGTAGTAGTCTCGCCAGAGGCGCATACATCCCAAGCATAGGCAAAGGCAAGGCTGTTAGGAACTACTGGCTGTGATAAATCAATACGAACTAAACCTGATTCGCTTCCCTGCTTGGTAGATACATAAGCAAACTTGTCTCTAAAGGACACATCAGTACACTCTGTTTCAAATAGTAGCGGTCCATAGGAGACATCTCCTTCATTACCTATAGCACCCACTCGAACACCTTTGTTAGTGCATAGTATCGCGTAGGCACCAAGGTAGGTATCAAAGGTATTGATGATTTCACCTTCAGGTAGGTCTATAACTACCGAAGGAACGCTAAGTTCTGGGAAGCCAAGAGCATTAGCATTAGCCAAATCTAAAGTAATCTTATAGATAGATGAGTTCTTACGGCTATAGCCACCTACATAGATAGCATTAGGACCTTCTGAGATAGTAGTCCAAATCCAGTCACTCTGTGGATGGGTATAGTGGTCTGATGGTAGAGCGCCACCGCCAGTATGAGTAGAACTTAATTCATAAAGTTTATTATTAACGCTGGCAATAAGGCGTTGTTTAATGTATTTAATTCTGGCACTTGTGGTACTGCTTGCGTTATAGATTTCATTGCTACTACCTGATGTGATATTTCCTCTATGAACGTGAGTTCCATTGATAAACCAGTATCTGATTCCATCTGTGGTTAAATCAAGAATAGTAGATGGAGTTCCTGCTTGGGTATAGGTAGAGTCAGTAGGAGTATCATTACTCATCGTAACTTTCTTCAAGGCAGAGCCATCTGCTACAACTAAACAGTCATTAGTACCATCATTAGCTCCAATAATTATCGGGGTATTGGCGCTAGTTAAAGCCCTGACTGTAGTATTTAGCAGGGTAGCCTGACCTTTAGTCCAGACATCCAAGCCTTTAGATTCTGTGTATTGGAATCGCAGTGACTCATCTTGAGCAGGCTCAAAGTATTTAATTCCTTGACCTAGATGAAATGATGACTGAGATCTAAACCACCAACCAGTCAGCGATTGCTCGCCTGCTTCTCTGGTCTGGTCATACTGTTGCTTACGATACTGCGCCGTTACACGGCGATAAGGTGAATCATCACTGGCAGCCAAAAAGAATGGCAGCCCATTGATGGCTATATCGTAAGAAACTCCTGTGGCTTGATAGTTAGTCGAGCCAGCAGGGTTTGACAGGGTATAGGGAATACCCTCGGTTACATCTGATCCGTAGGACAATTACCTACTCCTTACTTAGAAAGGGCTGCGATTTCTTCTGCGGTTAGACCGAGCGCTGCAAGTTTGGATTCTGCTGATGCCTTAGCATCTGCCTTAGCCTGTGCTGCTGCTTCCTCTGCTGCTTTTGCTACAACTGCTGCTGCTGCATCTGCCTCACGCTGAGCAACTTCTTCGGCAGTTAGTTCTACCTCAGTAGTTACTCCAGTTGAGCAGTCTACGATTAGTTTGGTTGGCATTGTTTTCCTTTCTTATGAGTTCTTGATTCCGTATAGGGTGGCGGTGGAGTATTGGGCAAAGGTTCCTGATCCATTTCCAGCACTTACTGTTATTGAAGTAATGGCTGCAGTATTGCTCCAAAGGTGAGCACGCATCACTGTATCTCCTGCTGCTGCATTGTTTTCTGTAACGCTTTCAGTACTGAAAGATTTATATGTGCTACCTGCATAATTAGGAATGTATATTTCATTTGATGCCCAAGTGGTGGCTGTGTATCCTGTTCCATTAGCAAGTACAACATTTAGGTTGTCAGTACGGGTTGCGCTGTAAGCAGATGAACCATCACTTCCAATTTGTCTTTGCGAAAAGTCAGAGGTTGAACTATTAAAAGCAATAGAACAGTTTTGTGTTGCACCTGTTGTTCTTAGAGATAATTTAACTGCTAAGTCCGTATAAGTCCCAGGGATGCTAGTGAAATCAACACTGCTTGCCCCACCACTACCTACGGTTGTTGTCGCTATTGCCGTATATGTGTTAGCCATTATGCCGCCTTTATGCCGTAAAGTGTGAAGGTTGAGCCTGTAACAAAAGAGTTAGCAGCAGGAAATATAGTGATTGAAGTTATGGCTGAGGTACTTCTCCATAAACCAACAATTGCATCTACACCCCCTGATGCTCTATTTGCACGAGAAAGAAATGTTTTGTATGTAGTTGCGTTAGAATAATTCATTATTGATAAATTTATTTGCGCATAATCTGCGGTTGTTGTAACCCACGAAGCCTCATAAGTAAGCCGTGCATTAGTACCGTTTGAATCTCTTGTTGAACTTGTAGAGGTTCCATTACCTGATAATTGCGTATTACTGTAATTGCTTGCGGTATCGCCATTGAATTGTATGCGAATACCTTGACCACCAGTAGTAATATACCCATTGGCTACTAAAACCAAATCGGTATAATTTCCACTAATAGTAGAAAAGGTTACAGAAGCAGTAGCGCTTCCTAGCGTATTCGTTGCTATTGGCTCGTATGTTGGTCCTGCTGGCATTGGTTACGCTCCCTTGATTCCGTATAAAGCGAAGTGTGAATACTGCTTGAAACTTGAACCCAAACTTGAACCGTAACCCCCAGTTGCTGAATAAATGCTCACTTGATTTACAGCGCTTGTTTGATACCAAGCACCTGAAGCAAAAACCACTCGATTCTGCGCTGCTGCTCCGTTTGAATCTACACCACCAAGAACACTGAAGGTAGTATTTTTATTAGTATCGGCATAATCCAAAATGTCCAAGACAAAAACAGTTGGATAAGTTGTTGCATCTTGAGTATAGATAATTCTCATACTTGTTGGATTTGTGCTGGCATCATTTTGTGCTTCAACCCCAGCACCATTACCTGCCAAAGTATGCTCAGAATAGTCATTAGCAGTAGAACTACCATTGAGACGAAGCACAGAAGAAAAATCTGTATTATTCGCTATGTAAAGTCCTCTAATTTGAAGATGCTTGTAAGTGCTAGGTATTGAAGTAAAGTCAATTTGACTACTTCCACCAGAGCCAACTGTTACAGTAGAAATAGATTCGTAAGATGTTACTCCTACTGACTGATTAGCAGATGCAAAAATACCAAGGGATATAGGTGTCACGCTGAGGTATCTCCAATCACTACCCACGTATCGGTAGCGCGTTTGACAAGGGATGCTGCAGCCCATTGCGCTCGCAGTTTTAACCCTGGAGTTCCATTGACTGTCACACCGCCAGCACCAGCAACGGTGACCTGACCTGCACCTGTCTGAAGGATATTGACCTGAGCACCAACAGGAAATGCAGTAGTTGCATTTGTCGGGATAGTCAAGGTAATTGCCGAAGCATTGTTAAGTTCGACCAGAGTATTGTTCGCATCTGTTAGTACAACGGTATATGTAGTTCCAGTTAGAGCATTAGTTGTATATGCTGTTGATGGACTAACTGAGCCACCAATAATCGCTACGCTCATCAGTTACCTTCCGATCCGAATGCTGAGAATGAAGTATTGCCAGTTGTTGAATAAACTGTTAGCACATCTGTATTAGCAAGAGTGATTCCACCTTGGATACTAAAGACAGCACCTGCAGCCAGTGGAACTCCATAAGCAATGTAGTGCTGATTAGCCAAGGTTGCACCTGCTGGACGTACAGCAATGCGGATAGTGTCTTGAGTACCACCAATGTTTGACGCATTAAGCGTAGAAACAATCGTGGCATTAGTTGCTGTGTATAGCGTAGTTGCAGTAGCAGCGCTAGGTGCGCTCTGCGCTAGGACTTTATATGTAGGCATTAGGCGCTTAGATCTCCAATCAGTGTCCAAGAATCGGTGCCAGTCTTGACTAGAGCAGCAGCCGAATACTGTGTTCGCAACTTAGTTCCAGTACCTGTGACGGTAACTCCGCTTGCTCCAGCCACCGTTACCTGACCTGCACCAATCTGTTGAATGTTAACAACTGCGCCAGTGGCGAATGCGACAGATGAGTTAAGTGGCACAGTAAGTGTTATGGCAGCAGCATTACTCAAGGTAACTAAGCGACCATTGTCGGTTAGCACCAAGGTGTATGTAGTACCAGTCTGGGCATTAAGAGTTAGATTCTGTCTAGCATCATTGATTGTTGGTGTATTCAATGTTGGGCTAGTTAATGTCTTGTTAGTCAGCGTATCTGTTGTTGCTTTACCTACCAAGGTATCTGTTGCTGCAGGAAGTGTAAGCGTGGTTGTTCCTGCTACTGCAGTAGCCTGTACTGTGGTGCTACCAGAGGTAGAGCCAGCAAAACCTAAGTTAGTTACAGGCGAGATAGATGCTTTGAAAGCATTAAGATCATCGCTAGTAAGTACGTGTTTGACTGTTGCACCTGCTGAGTGTTGCACTCCAGATGTTCCAGAACGCGCTCTTACGATTGTAAAAGTATCGGTAGAACTTGCAGTAACAAATATAATTTCTTCGTTTGTGGTATCAGGGTCAATAGCAACGGTGAACTGGTCAACGTTGCCTGCGGCAAGTGTCACTCCGCCAAGCAAGGCAGAGCCAGTTCCTGCTGCCACTGTCATTGTTGTGGCGCTAGACGATATTGTTGAGGCTAGTGTCGTCTCAACGCTAATCGAGGAGTATTGTCTGGTCATTAGCCTTCCTTATTTTGTGTAGTGGATACGAATTGGATATTTGTCTGCCAACTTCAACGATTCCTCTTGTAGTCGTTGTTGATACAGAGCAAAGACATAACGAGATGCAGAAGCGCCAGAGTTGTACGGATTCTTGGTGTCATTAAGGTCAGCCTCAGCACTAGTAAGATTGATACGACCAGTGTCAAGGAATGATAGAAGTTTGTAGCAGGCACCGAGGATGGTTACATCTACTGTGCTTGCAGGCAGACCAGTGACATCTGCATAGTCATCGGTACTAGCATCAAGGGTATTACCTTCTGTTGTATACCAGACCTGAACGGTACGACCAGGTTGTATGTTTTCATAGATGTTCACCGTATTGTTAGTATTAAAGGTCGCAGCATTTGCCATTGGGTCTGCTCTCCAGCGATTGACTGGTAACCATTCTTTAGATGAACCTGTGGTCTGCCACGATATAAACAAGATACTCTCTAAATCATCAGGTAGAGCATAGGTAGTCTGTGATGCGTTGAATGTAAAGGTAGTTGAACTTACTGCCCAGAGTTTAGGGAAGTAACTGTTGATAGTATCGTTGATAGCCTTCTTTATGCTGATACGTGGAAAGGTTGGGGATAGTGTTACTTGAGCATACTGTGCGTGTGGTGATGCTGTGGTTCCTTGGAAGCCACGACCAATCGGGTTAGTCGGAGCACCCATAACGTTGAGAGTATTGTTTGTCTTGTTGAAGGAATCAATCCAAATCAACTCATCATCAATTTCAATCAAACCTTTGGCAAGGTTATCTCCTGAACCAACCTGAATTGACAAACTAGAAGTCGTCAGACCAGCCGAGTTATTTACATAAGTGATGCGATCTTGACGAAGAGAATAACCCTGTAGGTTAGTCCGTACCTCGTCTATCATCTCCGACAGTGTTGGCATTGTTTCCTTCCGTATACCAGCCATCTCCCCACAGAGTTTCTAATCTGCGGAAGTATTTCTCATATTGTTTCGCAATAACATCTACGGAGTAGAGCGATACTGCTCTCTCTCGTATTGCATTGCGATCTAAGTTCTTGACATTCTGAGTTGCCAAGACGAATTCTTCAACGTTGCGACATCTAAAGCCTGTCACACCTTCTATAACAGTTTCAGTAAATGCACCCCAGTCTGTTGTGATTACTGGAGTTCCACAGGCTTGTGATTCAATGTTCACATTGCCAAAGGGTTCTAGGTATAAAGTCGGTACAAATGTAGCTATTGCTCCACCCATCAACTCTGCTCGCTTCTCAGGTCCAACAGGTCCGATATACTCACCATAGTTCGGGATATGTGGGCCAGGTCCTGCAAAGATTAAACGAGCACCGATAAGTTTGCAGATATGCGCTGCGATATCTATGCCTTTACGTGGAACCATTCTGCCTATGTAAAGGTAATAATCTCCATCGCCTTTACCTAGCGGGAACATATCAGGATCTAAGTAACCTGGAATGACCGCATCAAAGAATGAACCATCTACTTGCGCTGCGTTCTGATGTTGAGCATAGACTGCGTGCATCCAGGCATATGATTCAAATACTCGATACTTAGAAAAGATACCTGAGTATCCAACACCGAACTCCACTGTCATCATATGTGGCAGTGCATCTGAGATTGGCTTATGACTTGCTCCGCCAATGACACAGATAAAATCTGTCTTCTCTGCTCGCTTGCGTATCTCGTTAGCAGCTTTCTTATTAAACTTCTGCCAGTGAGGTAAACGGTAATCAAACGGAGCTTCTACATAAGGCTTGTTACCTACAACAATACGTCGTTGCGTTTCAGTGATACAAGGAATAAGTTCATCTACTTCGGCTTCATTCTTTTCGCCTGCGTAGAGATAGACTGTATGGCCTAAGCCCTTCATCATATTGCAGAACCTGCGTACCTTTTCAGTGTACGCACAGCCTGCGAAATCTTTAGTTGTGTTAGTATGTGGTAGTGCTACGACGTGGAATCTCATACCACAATTCTACTGAAAACCCTGGAAATCAGAGACTAACTCGCCGCGTAAATCTGAATATCCATCGTGCTGTATTACCAGATTTGGATGGGCAATATAGGCATTAGTCCTATCAGCCCAGAGGCGGTAAGCCACATCTATCCACTGGTCAAACTCTCTGGCTATCTGTATGAACAGGTCTACCTTGGCTGGGTTGACACAATAGGCTTGAGTTCCTGTTGAGACTACCTGTCTGACCCAGTGTTTATTAACTGGCCTTGTCTCATTCTTGATAGCTCCAAGATAGAAGATATCCCAGTTCTTAGGCAGGTCAGCCATATATTCATCAAAGACCTCATTGAAGTCTTCTCTGAATAAAGCATCATCTTCGCAGATGAGCACCTTCTCATCAGGCTTTATCTTGCGTAGAACTTCGATATGGCTCAATCTTCCTGCCACTATCGGGTCCATCCCTATAAACTTACCGTCCATTGCTGGATGGACCTCATACTCAAAGCCGATTCTCTTGGCTTCTTTGTCAAACTGTTCTAGGCGATCTGTTCTACGTTCAAGGTTGATGACAATAATTCTGTCAAAGAACGTCACATACCACCAAGCATAAGGATATCTGGCAAAGCAGTAGCGTTAGTTCCGCTTACTCCTGTTGGTCCAGTTGAACCAGTAGGACCTGTTGGACCAGTAGGTCCTGTAGGTCCTGTTACACCTATCGGGCCAGTAACACCAGTAGGTCCGATGTCTCCTGTTGGACCAGTTGGTCCAGTTGCTCCGATTGGTCCTGTTGCTCCAGTTGGACCTGTCGCACCAGTTGCCCCAACATCTCCTGCTGTGCCTTGCGGTCCAGTAGGTCCTGTTGCACCAATAGGACCTGTTGAGCCTGTAACACCTTGTGGCCCAGTAGGACCAGTGGCACCGATAGGACCTGTTGGTCCGATAACACCAGCAGATACGATTGCTAAAATTACGTTTGTATTGTTAGAGAAGTTTGTACTTCCAGTACCAGCAGATGTAATAAGGGTTACTGGTACCTGAACATAATCATTTGAAATGATTGTAATTGAGCCAGAGACTTCCCACTTCTGATAGTTGTCAGAGTTACTACTATCCTGAATGATAAGAACATCATTTGTGTTAAGCAAGGCAAGAAAGATATCTACGTCAACATTGTCAGCATTGATATGATCTATGTTGATTTGAGTTGCTGAAGTCTGTGTTGCGTTATTCCATAGTAAGAATGTACTTCCTGGAGAACCGCTAGTAGCAGTGGTCTTGGCAACATAGTCATAGTAGTTGGCAGACTGTCCATCAGCGCCTGTAGGTCCAGTAGCGCCTGTAGCACCTACTGTTCCAGTAGCACCAGTAGGGCCTGTAGGCCCCGTAGCGCCTATTACCCCTGTCGGACCTACATCACCTGTCACACCTTGCGGTCCAGTGGCTCCTACAGGGCCTGTAGCGCCCGCAGGACCTGTATTACCAGTGACTCCTACTGGTCCTGTGGCACCTACGGGACCAGTAGGTCCAGTCGGTCCTGTGTCTCCTGTAATACCTTGAGGTCCTGTTGGACCTGTTGCACCCGTATTACCAGTTGGGCCTGTAGCACCTGTGGGTCCTGTTGCTCCTGTACTTCCTGTCGGGCCTGTAGCCCCAGTCGGACCAGTTTGTCCTGTATTGCCCGTAGCACCTGTCGCTCCTGTACTTCCTGTAGAACCAGTGACACCAGTTGGGCCAGTAGATCCTGTAGCACCAGTATTACCAGTTGGTCCTGTAGGACCAGTAGGGCCTGTTAGTCCTTGACCACCTTGCGGTCCTTGACTTGCTGAAAACTCTACTGCAACTTGTGGAGTGATTGACTCAATTACGATAATGGTACTCACGTAGTCACGGCCCCCGTTACTATGAACTTACCTTCTAAGACTCTTGTTATTTCTGCACCTGAATCTAAAACTAAATCATATGAATATCTACTAGCAACAATATTGCCAGTAGTTGTAGCATCAATAGTTACGGTAACTCGTCCATTAAGAGCATCAAATACCATACGACCATTAGCAGTAGATGCAACTACAGTAGTTGTAGATGCGCCCACAAATGGGCGTACTGTCATT